ATAAACTAGTCTATGATGCTGGTACTGGTGAACTAAAAGATGACAGAAAACACATGTCAATGTTGGAAGACTTCTGGATGCCACGGAGAGAAGGTGGTAGAGGTACAGAAGTTTCCACACTACCTGGTGGTGAGAATCTTGGAAACATTGAAGATATCATATACTTCCAGAAAAAGTTATATAGATCTCTTAATGTTCCATTACAAAGATTAGAGCAAGAAGCTCAATTCTCACTTGGTAGAACAACCGAAATTACAAGAGACGAAATTAAATTCCAAAAATTCATTGATCGACTACGTAAACGTTTTTCAATGTTATTCTTAGAAATACTTAAGAAACAACTATTATTAAAAGGTATAATTACAGAGGACGATTGGGATTCTTGGTATAATGATATCATCGTTGATTATCAAAGAGATAACCATTTTGTAGAACTTAAGAATATGGATCTAATGAGGGAAAGACTTCAGACAATGGATCAAGTTCAACAATATGTTGGTGAGTATTTCTCTAAAGAGTGGGTACAAAAAAATGTACTTATGCTTGACGATGATACAATTGAAATGATAGATAAACAAATTAATGCAACAGATTATTAACATGAACCTCAAGCCGAGGTAGGAGATAATAATGAGCAATGAAGCTTTGGCCAAAATGGTCGATAATATAGTCAATAAAGACTATAATAAGGCAAACAAAGATTTTGATGGCGCAATAAGCGATAAATTACAAGCCGTATTGGATCAGGCAAAAATAAAAATAGCAGGTCAAATATTTAATGGGCCTGAGGTTGCCGTAGCACCAGATGAGGAATTAGTAGCTGGTGAGGTGACCAATTCTGATTTAGAAGCAGAACAAGCAGCTGATGAAGTAGAAGCCGAAATTGATGCTGCTGATGAGATTGAATTAGACAATGAAGATGATGGATCTGAAGAAGAGGAATCAGAAGGAGACTTTGAAGAGACTCCCGAAGGAGATAATCAATAATTTAGACGACTTATCAGAAGAATACTTATTATATCTGATAAATCGTATGGAGATACTAAGGTTCCGACCTTGGAACTCTCAAATACAATACTTAGTTACAAATACACATAGAATACATTTAGAACAAGCACTCTTAACATACGATACTCTTAATACGCTTAATATAAACACTGAAGGTGTACTCAACGTAGGGACCGGAGGTGGATACTTTGAATACGTTTGCAAATACTTTAATACCCCTGTAGATACTGTAGAATTTATTAATCCTCATGGAATTACTGATGGTGTGAAAGCTTTTGTTCCTATGAGGAAATATTTTGGTATTGATATAACATATACCATGAGTGATGTACAAAAAGATAATTTTATAATTCACAAGTGTACAAAAAAGTATAATTATCTTATTTTATTTAGATTTTTATATCATGCTACATCAGAAGAAAATAAGATAGTTGATTATAATAATGCATACAAAATATTACAAAAATTGAGTAAGTATTCTGAGAACTGTATTATAATAGGAAGAAAAGAATGGGATAGTTTCCATGAATTTACTTCATTTGACAAGAAGATAAATGGACATTTGATAGGTAATATTAATAACATTTTAACTGAGTTAAAAACAAAAATTATATAAATAAAAGTAATATGAAAAGCTTTGCACAATTAAGAACATCTATAACTGAAGCAAATTTACAACACGGTAAAACAGTTAAAAAGATGAAAATTGGTAGACATTCAGTAGAAATACAAAGGGATGCTCAAGGTAAGTTTCATGTACATATCGACGGTGATATGTTAGATAAGTATTTAACACAAGCTCAAGCTGAAAAAATGGCTAAAGAGTTTATAAAGCAGGCGGAGAAATAAATGTCAAATATATACAAACCATTAAAGAACGAAATTTCAAGTGGTGACTCTGCAGGAACTGGATTAAATGTTTTTAATGCCACTAATGTGAGAGCAATTAATACTTCTACAACTACAGCATACACATTCGGTGTAGCTGATTCAGCCACTGCATTAGGAGAATCTCCTTCAATGACACTACCACCAAATGGAATACATCTAATAAGAAAACTTCCTGGTGATGTAGTATATGCATCGAATGCCGCTGTTAAATTTACAAAAATTACAAATCCGGACGGGTAACATATGAAGTTAATAGCAGAATATGTAGAAAACAATCTTGAATGTATTGTTGAAAAAGCAGAGAACGGCGAAAAGAAATATGCTATTGAAGGTGTATTTGCTCAGGCCGGTAAAAAGAATCGAAATGGTAGGATATATCCAATGCCTATCATGGAAAAAGCTGTCGGCAAATATGTCGATGAGCAAGTTAAAACTGGTAGGGCAGTTGGTGAGTTAAATCACCCTGAAGGTCCTACAGTTAACTTAGATAAAGTTTCTCACCGCATCACCGATCTTCATTTTGAAGGTGATGATGTGGTAGGAAGAGCATCTATTCTCGACACTCCTAATGGTAAGATCGTAAAAGGTCTATTAGATGGTGGCGTTAGACTAGGTGTTTCAACTCGTGGTATGGGAAGTCTTGAAAATAGAAGTGGTGTTATGGTTGTAAAAGACGACTATATTCTAAACACTGTTGACATAGTGCAAGACCCATCTGCACCTGGAGCTTTCGTTAATGGAATTATGGAAGGTGTAGACTGGATCTGGAATAATGGCATCATTGAAGCAAGACATATTGAAAAAATGGAGACTGAAATTAAAAAAGCAAAGCGTCCTGGCCTTTACGAAGCCCAGGTTCGTGAGTTTAAGAATTTCCTCTCGTTACTCAAATCATAAAACTAGGAGATTAACATGTCCGATATAGAAAACCAAGAGACTGAACTCCACAACGATGTTGAGAACGAAGTTGTGAGTGAGGCTCAGGAACCTAAAGGCAAAGGTGTGTCACCTGACAAACCTGAAGTTGGTAAGGATGCTGAGAAAGCCTCTGTAGATGCTGTAGCTAAAGCCGCTGATGCGACTAAGAAAGCACCTGCAAGAAAAGGCGATCAATCGAATTCCGAACCAATGCCTAAAACTAAAGCAGGCATGATTAATGCAATGTATGGTGCATTGAGCGGTATGAAAAAAGAACAGCTCGTTGCAGCATACGGTAAGGTCATGGAAGACATAGAGCTTCCAGAAGAAGTAGTTTCAGAAGGAGAAGTAAAAGCTGCTCCTCAAGTTGAAACAACAGTCGACTTCTCAGATGATCTTAATGCATTAGTTGAGTCAGAAGCTACTTTGAGCGATGAGTTCAAAGGAAAAGCTGCTGTAATTTTTGAGGCTGCGGTTAAATCTAAATTGGCTCAAGAAATTGACCGTTTAGAAGAAAACTATCAGTCCGAGCTTGATGAAGAAATTAAAAACACTAAAGAAGAGCTCGTAGAAAAAGTTGATAGCTACTTAAATTACGTAGTTGAAAACTGGATGAAGGAAAACGAACTTGCAATACAGAACGGTTTACGTACTGAGATTGCTGAAGACTTTATGGGTAAACTTAAAGAGTTATTCACTGAGTCTTACATTGATGTTCCTGAATCTAAAGTTGATCTAGTCGACGATCTCGCTGAACAAGTTCAAGAGCTAGAAGGCAAATTGAACGAAGCCACCGAGAACGCAATTAAAACCTCACAAGTTCTTGAAGGTTATCAGAAAGAAGCTGTCATTCGTGAAGCTTCAAAAGATTTAGCTGATACCGAAGTAGAGAAACTTAAAGGGTTAGTTGAAGATGTAGACTTTGAAGATGAAGCTACTTTTGCAAATAAAGTAAAAACAATCAAAGAGTCTTATTTCAATAAGAAAACTGTTTCAGTTCCAGAATTAGAAGAAGACGTTGAAGATGAAGGCGGCAACACTGTTGAAGTTTCTGACCTAATGTCATCATATATTTCTGCAATTAGAAAAGTTAAAAGTTAATTTTTAACCTTCCATTAGGAGAAAACAATGCAATCATATGACCAATTGATCGAAAAATGGAATCCAGTACTCAATGAAGAGTCTGCTGGTTCTATTAA